AGTAGACAAGGTGATGTTGGACCTTACTCATTAGACAATGTATTCATTCAACTGTGGGAAGATAACAAAAAAGAAGTGTTCAACGACCCTTTGCGTGTGAAGGCGTTAAATATCAAAAAGAGTCTTTCTACTAAAGGTATTAGTAGAGGTCCTTTAACCAATGAACACAAAGAAAATATAAGGAAGGCAGCGTTAAAGCGACCACCTTGTAGTAAAGAAAAAGCAGAACGACATAGACAGGCAAACTTAGGAAGAATCCTTGGACCTGTTGAACAAATTAGTTGTCCCCATTGTAATAAGCAAGGTGGAATCAATGCTATGAAACGCTGGCACTTGGACAACTGTAAATTAAAGGAATTAACATAATGGCATCGCAGACCCTATTAGACGACTACACAGCCCTTGCTTCAACGCACTGGCTCTATATGAGAAACAGAGACCGCTGGCAGTTTCTTTACGAATCATACGTGGGCGGAGAAGAGTATCGTCGCTCAGGACACTTGACCAAGTATGTTCTTGAAACACCCGGTGAGTATCAAGCACGTTTAGACAACACACCTCTAGACAATCACGCACAGTCAGTTATTGCTACCTATGTTAGCTTCTTATTCCGTGAAGAACCAGAGCGTGAGTTTGAAGATTGGGAATACCAACCCGATGTTGAAAGCTTCCTACGTGATGCTGATATGGAAGGCAGAGACTTTGACAGCTTTATGAAGCAGGTCAGTGTTTGGTCCAGCGTATTTGGACACGCTTGGGTTATTATGAGTAAGCCTAACTTTGATCTAGTCACCCAGGCACAAGAACAGGCTGCTGGTGTTCGTCCATATGTTAACCTTGTGACACCATTGGTAGTTAGTGATTGGAAGTGGGAACGTAGTCCTAGTGGACGTTATGAGTTGGTCTACTTTAAGTATGTAGAAGAAGTTATCGACAAGATCACAGTGGTTAAAGAATGGACTAGAGAGTCGATCAAGACTTGGATCATGGATGATGTCAAGAAAGAAGCCTACTTAGAAATAGAAGAAGAAAATCAGCTAGGCAAGATCCCCGTAGTCTTAGTATACAATCAACGTGGTATTACTAAGGACATTGGTGTTAGTGACATCAACGACATCAGTGATCTTCAGCGTCAAATCTATAACTTAACAAGTGAGAATGAGCAGGCAATTCGTCTAGCAGGACATCCAACATTGGTTCTTCCACCAACAGCACAGGTGGGTTCAGGTGCGGGTGCTATCATCCAACTACAGGAAGGTAGTGATCCAGGACTTAACCCTTATACTATTTCTACTGATGGCGGCAGCGTAACAGCAATACACACCAGCATTGACAAGTTGGTAGAAGCCATTGATCGCATATCATTTACTGGTGGCGTTCGCAGCACTGTTAAGAAAGTTCAAAGTGGTATTGCCATGGAAGTAGAGTTTAATCTACTATCAGCCAAGCTAAGTGAGAAAGCGGACAATCTAGAACTTGCTGAAGAACAACTATGGCAATTGTTTGGTCAGTATCAAAACCGTATATGGATGGGTGAAATCAAGTACCCAGACAGCTTTAGCATCCAGGATGATGACAGAGAATTTACACATCTACAGCAGGCCAAGTCAGCAGCCACAGACCCTGTTGTTCTACGTATTATTGATGAACACATAGTTGAGATGTTGGGCGAAGAAAAAGATCGCTTGCCATTCATTGATCCTAATCCACAGCCTGGTAGACTGTATCCTGATGGTGAAGAGATTAATGCTAACTTGCCAGCAGCTTATCAACCAGCAACTAATCCAGATGTTCCTGCAGGACAAAACTGTCAAGGTTGCGAGTATTACAAACCTGGCGAACTATTCTGCACCAAGTTTGACGCACCAGTTAAGGCTACTTGGTGGTGCGCGAAATACGAGCCCGCAGAAGAGGGCTATTGATATCAGGACCAGTCCATTGATTCCTGACTCTCTTTTTATTTTTCATATCATCCATATTCTCTTGGTGGGTGCCTAAAAATAAATGAGCAGGATTGATACAACGACGATTATCACAACTATGACAAACATCCATATTATCAGGAAGGTGTCCATTAGCAAGCAAGAATGCCAATCTATGCGCGGCATATCGTTTTCCGTGATACCATGCTTGTCCATAACCCCAAATGGTAGTTGTCTTACTCCACTCCCAACAATCGTTTGGAGTTTTTATTGTAGAATTAAAAATGTTTTCAGGTGTATTCTTTCGCATACTGCTAATGATACACTATTTTATAAAGGAAAAACAAAATGAACCCAAGACTAAACAGATTTATTCAAGTTGAGACCACGGCAGCAAGCCAAGCATTGACTAATATTAAAGAAACAGAAGTTAAAATTATCAGTGGATTAACTCCACACTATGTGAACTTAAATGCCACGGCAACCACAGCCAGCATCTACATTCCATCAGGTGCAGTATTAGACATTGAACTTGCTGTTGCAGATGTGATTCATGTTCGCAGTGATGGCAGTGGGTCAGGTGGACACTTCACAGTGCTATATTAAGGAAATACAATGAGATTAAACAATTTTCAAACTCGATCAACCGGAGCTGCCAGTGTGTCATTTACTGCAATTGGCAACACTGAAGTTACAGTTATCTGTGGTGCCTTCAGTCAGTTTATCGCTGTGAATACCACAGCAACAACCAGCAGTGCTTTATTTCCTGTCAACAGTGTGACTAAAATAAACATTAACCCAGGTGATGTTATCCACGCATTGAGCCACGGTGGCGCAGGTGGCATTGTCACTTTGGTCTATTAAACCTAAAGGAAAAACAAAATGGAACAACAAGAACGCAGTCCACTACCAGTTCGTGGCATGAGAACAGCAAAAAACAGACGCACACGCCCACCTAAGCGTTAAATGTGAGCCCAGGCTTTTCTTGATAAGATTAGCCTGATATGTTGAGGACTAACGCCGAAATTGTAGGATAAATCTGAAACAGAATCAGCACTTGCTCTTATTTGTAAGACATCTGGTTCTGTTAGTTTGGCCCTATTAGTAATTCCCCGTGCCATTCTACCTTTGACATTTCGATCATTCATATTGTCTGTATGTGTGCCTAGGAACAAATGAGCAGGATTTACACACAATGGATTATCGCATGTGTGACAAACATATAACCCTAAAGGGATAGGACCATTGGTTAATTCAAAAGCAAACCTATGAGCACTAAAAGTTTTTCGCCCGACAGAGAATCTTCCATAATGGTTGCTTACGCCGGCGGTCCAAATCCAGCATCCATTGGGTGAAATTGTCTTGTTTACTTTGTCCCAAAATCTATTCATACACAATTATACTATAAAACCACCTTATTACCAAGTTAATTTACATCCACAATAAATATCAACACTGGAAGTCATCTTCCTATACTTTTATAAAGGCACGGTTACTATGACCAATCAAGACATAGGCAATATGGACGACACTGATGAGTCCACAAACAACACTCAGGCGACACAGGCTAAAACCTACTCCCAAGAAGAATTTGATCAACACATGGCTCGCATGAAGGCTAGCATATCTAAAAAATATGAAAAGACTTTCGGTGAATTAGGTGATATCAATGAACTCAAGCAACTGAAGACTGATGCTGAAAAACGCAGAACTGAAGAGCAATTAAAAAGGGGTGAGTTTGAAAAAACTCTACAAGAATTAGCCAGTAAAAAAGATGAACAAATAGCGAAGCGTGATGAAATTATACGCTCATATTCTGTAGACATGCCATTGGTTAACACTGCGGCCCAGTTGGGTGCTGTGAATCCCAAGCAGGTTCAAGCGTTATTGAAGTCCAATCTAAGATTGGGTGAAACGGGTGAAGTTGAAGTGCTAGATGAAAAAGGCACTGTAAGATACAACGACAAGGGACAACCATTTCGTGTTGAAGACCTAGTCAAAGAATTTTTAGATAATTCACCACACTTTAAGGCAGCGGGACCAGCAACTACACAGACTAAGAGCAATGTGAATCAATCACGAGACAAATTAGACATAAGCAAATTGAATATGTCGAATCCAGCAGACCGTAAGCTATACGCAGAGTATCGCAAGTCAGCTGGCATAGCCTAACATTAAAGGAATATTATCATGGCTGGATCTACAAGCGCAACTCTAAATGACTTGCTACCTACAATTATACAAGAAGCAATGTTTGTTGCCAACGAGCGCAGTATTATGCGTGGTTTGGTTAAAAACTACTCCCTAGCACCAAGCCAGGGCAAAACTATTCAAGTTCCAATCTATCCGCTACAAACTGCGGCTACATTAACTGAAGGTGATGACTTCGGCAACACAGCAGTATCTACTGATGTTGCTACATTCTCCATTGGTCAAGTTGGTTTGATGACTATGGTCACTGACCTTGCTGTTAACGCCAGCGCAAGTAACGTTGTTGCTGACTTAGGCCGTTTATTCGGTGAAGCAGTTGCTCGTAAGATCGACCAAGACTTGATGGCTCTGTTTGCTAGCTTTACAACTAACACAGTTGGAAGCACAAGCACAACTATCACTCCAGCTCTCGTCATGCAGGCTATCACCAAGTTGAAGAGTGCTGCTGTTCCTTCAGAAGGTATCGTAGCTGTTCTACACCCAAGCGTGGCCTATGACTTGAAGTCAGCATTGACTACAACTGGAAACACTAACTTCACAGGCGGTGCTTTCGGTGAAGTTGCTAACGAAGCAATGCGTATGGGTTATGTTGGTCAGTTGTTCGGTGTTCCAGTCTATGAGAGCAGCAATGTTCCATTAGTAGCTGGTGGCGCTGCCGGTGACTACCTAGGTGGTGTATTCCACCGTGACGCTCTAGGCTTTGGTCTAATGCGTGATATCAGTATCGAAACACAGCGTCGTGCTCGTGCTATCGGAACTGATGTTGTTTGCTCTGCTATGTATGGCGCCGGTGTTGTTTACGAACAATACGGTGTTAACGCAACATTCGACAGCACTATCTAATCTAAAGGAATAAGACGATGGCTTTTATTAATCCAGGAAATTCAGGTGTTATAGCATTTGCTGAATACAGCGATGTCACAGACACCGATCAAAGACTTTTCGAGGCTAATGAAGGCATCGCCGATGAAACTATGGTTGAGGATCTAACTGAAAAGGCTACTAACCGTATCTTACAGTTGATCCGCAATACAGCATGGTGGAAGAATTACTATCTTGTAGAAGCTAGTAATGTCCAAAGAATAGCTACTCAAACTCGTAATGGCTTTGTAGATGCTCCTCTGCCTGATCCCAACTTAATCATTGAACGTCAGGCAGACTTCACAGACCTATGTGTTTATTTTACCTTGTATGAATACCTGCTACCAAAAATAGCAGACTTCTCAAGTCAAGATACCGCAGAAGTTCAGAAGATCGGTGTTTATAGAACTAAGTTTGACAAGTTGTTTATGGAACTTATTGAAGATGGAACATGGTATGATTTCGATGCTAGTGGCACAGTCACTAAAAACGAGAAGATGCCAACCCGTTTAAATCTTGTGAGAGTAAGATGAGAACTGAACTGAAAGCAGCAATAACCACAGCAGTCAACACACTTACCCAGTTTGTTGTTGCCAGTGAGTTGCCGTGGGAACAGAACGGAACTCCACTCTATATCAAGAACATGAAGCGAGTCTACGTTGATCTTGAGCGTATGGAAGAGACAACTCTAATCCCTACACTTAACGGCGGCGAAGTATTCCAGAATGATTCAATCTGTGAAGTCTATCTAGCAGTAGATGCTAAGAACCAACCTAGTCAATTGGACAGTCTTATTACTAAGATTTTAGGTGCCAAAAATAGCACTGGTCTAGTCCACTTCGGTTTCGAAAGTGATTATACCTTGGATAAACAAGAAGATGTCCTAATCTACACCTTTGAGTTTCGTCTAAATCAAGCAACAACATAAAAGGAAAATAAAATGGCTTACATCAATGTAAGTGCTCCTACAAGCAACGCAACTATTCAGATCTCCACTGCCAGCATCGCTAGCACAAGTTCTGGATATGTTATCCCTGCTCTACAGGATGTCACAATCAACAACGCAGCGGGCGTCTTCAACTGGACACAGTTGGACACATTCGCACAACTGGCAGTATCCACTCCAGCTACCAACAGCATCAGTGCTAACCTAGTGTTAGACTCAGCAACATTCTTCGCAGCTACCAACGGCGTGCCTGGATTGTTTGACTTGAGCAATGACGCAGTAGAAGTCAACTTCCGTGTTTACTTCAACGGTCGTGGCACAGGCGCCAAGTATGTCAGCGGAACAGGTTATATTACTAACCTAGCTCCAACTGTCAACCCGACAGCTCCAGTTTGGGTATCACCTATCACTATCAGTGTTAACGGTGACCTAACTGCTGGCACAGTTTAATCTTAGATTAGACTAATGAAAAAGGGCTCTTTCGAG